TTGCATATTGGTCAGTTGTTACACTCCTCGTTTGTATGTTACCTTACGGTGACCTTTTTCGTCGAATGTTTAAGTAAAAAGACGGCCCCGGTAATTAGGGGCTTTTTTTCGCTTGGTTGCCCAGTTGATAGTTCTATGATCTAATTTTGGTATTATCAAACTTGGATTAAAACTAATGGAATTCAAAGAATTTCAAAAAGTATTCTGCGATGTGCTTCCTGTGTTGTACAAAGCTGCGCCAATTGTAAGCACCTTAATTGGCACGCCTGCCACCTCAATCATCGTTGGATTACTTGGCGTACTCAGTAATGTTAATCCATGCGATCATGGCGCGATGGCTAATTCACTTAAAGAAGACCCAGACCTATTCGCAAAGCTAACCACACTTGAAAAGACTCACGCTGATTGGCTTAAGAATTTAAGTAATTGAAAAATTGATCTATCAATTCCCATGCAATAAACATGATTATAAAAAAAAATATCCAATGTAACATGATTTTCTCGGTGCTCTTTTAATGTTATAGTTTTATGTTATAGTGCAATAATATAACATTTGACAGGGATAGTCAAAGATAAGGCTATCCATGATTAAATTTGAAAATGCTGCAAATGGACGTTATTACTATCTCGTCGTTCAGAAGGACATATTCGATGATTGGGTTCTTAGTGTGGTGCGCGGTAGTAAGTCTAGGCATATCGTTAAGCATTGTGCTTATAAAAGTTTTGCAGATATCGAGCGCCAAATCGCACAAATATCGAAGATTCGATTACGACGAGGATATAGTTTGATTGAATATTAGACATATTTAATTGCATAATAGACTAAATTTTGCAAAGGAATTGCAATGCACCCACAAGATAAATTCAACCAAGAACGATGTGATGCTATTTTGAAAAGCATTTCAGACCGTATTCCCAATAAATATGCCGCACGTGCTGCGGGTGTTTCTGAAAACAAATTATACAAATGGCTTAATCAAGGGCTTGCTGATCTTGAGAATGACCTTGCTACTCCCAAGGCCAAATTTTGTATTGAATTTAGCAAGATTGAGCAGAAAATCATTAAAGGGCATTTGGATGCTATCAAGGGTTCACCTGAGCGCTGGCAAGCCCATGCTTGGATTTTAGAGCGCAGATATTGGCGAGATTTTAGTCCTAATGGCCCTTTGACCCAATTGGCCAAGAGGATTGAACAAATGGAATTGTCCGCTGAATTAAAGGAAGAATTAAATGGCGAAATTAAAGGCGTCAAAAAGGAACAAACTCCCAAAGAGTGAATTCGGAATGCCAGGAGAACGCAAATATCCAATGCCCGATAAAGCGCACGCTAGGAATGCCAAAGCTCGAGCATCTCAAATGGTAAATAAAGGTAAGTTATCCAAGGCCAGTGAAGAGAAAATTGATAGTAAAGCTAACAAAATGTTAGGCAAAGGCAATAGTAAAATGAATAAAACTTTAAGAGGAATTCGTAAATGAGAATGGAAGATTTGAAGTTTAAGATCCAATATAATTTCGCACATAATGTGATAACTTTATTGGCCTCAATATCTGATTTTAAAGAAGAGGGAAGTGTAAATTGCTCTATAAGTCGTGATTCATTTCTAAGTGATCCCATTCAAACATTGCAATCTTCTTTAAATATGATGGTCCAGAAATTATGTGAATCTTATTCTCCAATCGAACCCTTAGCGCTTAAAGAAGTATTAGATACGGGAATGATAAATGAATTACATGAAGTAGCTTAAATCATAATCAAAAAGGATTTGATATGAAAAGCAAAATGATTTCAGACAACATGAAAGACCGCATTACTGATGATGGCGCAAGTGAATTTGCATTGCCAAATGCGCAAGATCCAGGCCCACATAAGCCTATGTTTTATGGTAAAACGCCGGTCCCTCATCCAACAAATGCAAAGGCCAAGATCACTAATCACGCTAAAGTAATGGGTGAAGTATTAGAAGGAAAATAAATGAATTGCCCTTCTTGCAAATATCCAGATTCTCACGTTATTAGAACTATTCATAAAGATGACTTAAACAAGATTGAGAGACGTCGTGAATGTATTAAATGTGGAGACAGGTTTACTACTTATGAAAATATAAGACCGCCAAGGGACAATTATAAATGATGACGGTCGCTGATTTAAACAGACGCGTACAACGGATTGATGCGTCAAAGCGGGCGTTAATTAATCGTCACATAGAGCATAGGGGTGAGGAAACAATAATTTATGCAAGCGACAAAAATAAGATTTATGTTCCCAATGTTACTGGCAAACTTTTTCATAATAACAATACTTTTATCAAGCTCATTATGGGTCCTTATGGAAGTGGTAAAACTACAATCTGCGTTAACGAAATTGTCAGACACGCTTGTTCAATGCCAAGGTGGACAAGAACCTCAAGACGAAGAGCCAAGTGGCTCATTATCAGAAATACTTCTGGCGAGTTATATTCAACAACTTTACAGACTTGGTTAACATGGTTTTCAGAGTTAGGCGATATTAGAAAGCGTCAAAAGCCTCTTTTGACTTATGAACACACATTTAATGATGGATTTGGAGTAATAGAACTTGAACTTGTTTTCATTGCTTTGGACAGACCTGAGGATATTCGTAAGCTTAAGTCTATTGAAGCCACCGCTGCTTATATCAACGAAATTAGTGAAGTACCTCAAGCAGTCCTGCATCATCTTATTGGCCGTGTTAATCACCGTTATCCTTCTTCCAGCTTTTGTGATCATCCATATTGGTCGGGGATTATTGCTGATACCAATCCTCCTGATGAAGACCATTGGATATATCAAGACTTCGAAGTAAATCCCACTCCAAACTATAAGATATTTCATCAACCTTCTGGATTAATTAGGAATGGAGATGGATCATTTGCCAAAGAGAAAAATGGCGATTATATCCAAAATGAAGACTGTGATAATTATGCTAATCTCTCATCGGACTATTATGTAAAACTTGCTGAAAAAAGATCAGATGGTTTTATTAAAGTTTATTGCGGAGGATTGTATGGAATTGTTGAAAGTGGCCAGCGTGTTTATCCTGAGTACAATGATGATATTCATTCCGTTAATCATATACCGGAGATACAAGGAACGAGTATACATCTTGGTTGGGATTTTGGGCTTACTCCTGCTTGTATCGTCTTGCAAATTAGTCCACGCGGACAATTTAGACTGCTTAAAGAATATGTCGCAGAAGGCATGGGCATTCGCTCATTTGCCAAGAATATTGTAATACCTGGACTTGCTAGAGATTTTCCATATTGCAAAGTAGGTGAGAGCGAAGGAGATCCAGCGGGAGCTGCTGGCGATCAAATAATGGAAGAATTATCCTGCATTGGCGAACTTAATTCATTGGGCATTACCACTAATTGTGCCAGTACAAATGATGTAGACGTGCGCATATCTAGTGTGCGATATTTCCTCAATAATATGATTGACGGTCAACCTGGATTTATTTTAAGCAGAGAAGGTGCGCCAATTACGCGTAAGGGTTTTGTCAATGGTTATTGCTTTAAGCGATTAAATATTGCAGGTGAGGAACGTTATCAGGATAAGCCCAATAAGAACCGCTATTCTCATTGCTTCGTTGCAGAAACATTGATTCATACTTCAAATGGCCTGAAAAAAATATCAGAAATACAAATCGGAAATAAAGTTAAAACGCCAAATGGGTATAAAAATGTTACTGCAATAATGAACAGCGAGTCTGCCAAATTGATAGAATTGACTATAAGTAATGGTACAAAAATATTGTGCACATTAGATCATCCTTTTATCACTAACGGTGGAATAGTGCGTGCTGATAAGTTACAGTATAGCGACATACTGATAGGCGTTAAAGAAAAGTGGTTAGAAAAAATTTACATGTCATTCAAGAATTTAATGGGATTAAATATTACAAAAAAAGAGAAGGCTATTATAAAGCCGACTTTGTTAAATTCGGCACAACAAAATATATGCACAGAGATGTATGGGAATATTATAATGGACGAATCCAAAAGGGTTATCACGTTCATCATATCGACCACGACAAAAGTAACAATGACATTAAAAACCTTCGTCTCATTAGCATTTCCGAGCATGCAACTTTGCATGGAAAAGAACTTAGAGGAACAGACAAAGCAAGGTCACATATGCAATCAATTCGTCCTTTGGCAACCAAATGGCATCAATCCAAAGAAGGTAAAAAATGGCATAGTAAACATGGTAAAGAAAGCTGGAAAAATCGAGAAAAGATTAAATTCAT